CTCAACCTAGGTAGCAAACTCAACCTAGGTAGCAAACTCAACCTAGGTAGCAAACTCAACCTAGGTAGCAAACTCAACCTAGGTAGCAAACTCAACCTAGGTAGCAAACTCAACCTAGGTAGCAAACTCAACCTAGGCTATCTCTGCTCTCAAGTTAACCTAAATGTAAGCTAGTTTGCATCTTACTATCATAGGAATCCCCGTAGCAAACTAACCTTAGTTATCTTTTCCCTCACGAGGACCTTCTCTACAAAGGTATGAGCTAGCTCTGGTCAAAGGTAATTTTTGTTCCGACCTGAGCATTAGCCACTTTGCTCTCAAGAGAACCTTTTCCACAAAGTTAACAGAGAGCAGAGTTAGTTTACACCCTGCTCTCAAGGTAACCCACCTCTACCTTTGCTCTCAAGGTAACCTTTGTACCAAACTAAACCAAGAGTAACCTTTGCTCTCAAGGTAACCCTTCTCTACAAAGTTAACCCACCTCTACCTTTGCTCTCAAGGTAACCTTTGTACCAAACTAAACCAAGAGTAACCTTTGCTCTCAAGGTAACCCACCTCTACCTTTGCTCTCAAGGTAACTTGGGTATCAGAGATAGCCAGAGGGTAACCTTCTCCACAAACTAACCGAGGGTGTGAACTAGTTCACATCCAGGTATCTAACCAGAGGTTAGATCTGACTCACACCACACTCTCAAGGCAACCAGAGGTTAACACCTTACCCCAGGAGAACCTCTGTCTTTACTATCCAAAGTAAGCTATGGACAACACAAACAAACAAAGGTTAGATAGATAACCTTTGAACGGAAGTAAGGTTGTACTGTGAACGGTACAAACTAACGGAAACAACAAACCTTGGTCTATCTTTACAATCACAGGACTTAGAAACTAGTGTGGGTTTCTCTAAAAGATATGAATCTGCCAACCTTGGCCGCTTATCTGTCTGCCTACCTTCCTATTTATGTGCCTCGAAGGCACTTTATAGAATACCTTTCCATGAGCAAGGAGCAACTAGACAAGAACCCACCCATCGATCCGCATGATGTTGGTTTCATTTACAATGGAGACAAGGTTCACGTGTATGAACTCTGTCCCGAGGAATGGTTTACTTCTTACTACAAGATAGAGGAAGAACTAAAGAGGTACCCGGAATATCTTTTGCAAGGAAGGTTTGCTTTGGGTTGGTATCTAACCTTGCTCTCTTACCACAGACCAAACAAGAAAAACTATCGCAACCTTTGAGGTACAACCTATCGGTTAGACCTGTCGGTTTTGTAAAAGAGGATATTTGGTAAAACTAGTTTTACCAAATATAGCTGGTTAAATCTATCCCGAATGGTTTCTATGAGCAGTGTCTTTATGCTGGGGTCTCTCTTACTACAAACCAACCAAGAGAGAATATTTTGGTGAAAGTTTTTAGAGATAAAATAATCCCAAGAAAAAAGAATGGACCAGACACCCAAGCTACTTATTGTAACTTCCAAAACTTGCGGAGCTTGCCATCGGTTCAAGGCTTCTGTCTTGCCTCCTCTCTTGCAAAACCTAAACAAGGAAAAGATTGAGGTTTCTCATGCTGACCTGCCAACTTTCGAAACTGGAGATCTAGTTAATCTGGCCCCAGCTTATCCTTCCACCATACAAACCTATGTGCGTTGGTTTCCTACCTTTCTTTACTTTGCCCCTGGGTCTTGGGAACCGGAAATCTTTAATGGAAAGATAGAGAATGGTTCTGCCGTGTATGACAAGAATAGTTCCGATGAGTATACCGTAGATGGCATTACTACCTGGGTTAAGAAGAGGATTACTCTACAAACTACCAGTAAGGGAACTGCTACTTCACCTCCCAAGAAGAGTAACGCTCGTTACGTTCTAGTTAGAAACGGTGTCCCCATAAACCCTAAAATTTCAGGTCCTCGTTTTATAAAAAGAGACCACTAAAGATACAAGTAATATTAACATGGGCGATTTTCTAGCTTTTTACGAGGACCTGGCCAAGGTTAGTGCCAAGATTTCTACCGAGAAGCAGATTTGGTCCAGTATTAATAAACTACCATCTGAACATTGCGAGTATTTATATTTTCTTATTCTACACGACTATCTCTCTCATGGGGGAGAAGAGAAGAGTCTACCTTATGGTTGCAAACTACAGATGGGAGGTAAAGGTGTTTTGTACACTGTAGACAAGTTGCCCGAGAGAACGCAAAAGCTCATCGTGGCCTATCTGGTTAAAATTTCTAATTAAACATTCTCAGGCAAGATAAGTATGCATTGCATACTTATCTAACGACAGTAAGAAGAGGACATGTGGTGTTCTCTTCTAACGACAGTAGAGTGAGTACGCTAACGTACTCAGTCAACGACAGTTAGGTTGGAACGCTTTGTGTTCCAACCTAACGACAGGAAGTATGAACGTGTTCATACTCCAATCTAACGACAGGAAGGGATACTTGATTTCTCGGGTTAATATCGGTTACAGTCATGGAAACCTACTATGGTAAGCATGTGCTTTTTGCTTTGCACTTTACTCATCTGACAGAGAACTTGTTTATCTCTGAACTAAAGACCAAGGTTGCCGTGGAGAGTGAACAACAACTAATTCACGAGATTGCCCGTAATGTGGCTCATCTCACACGCTTCGATTGGGTAGAGTCAAGCCGCATCACTGATCGTTACCGTACAAAGGATAGAAACCTTATGGGCAAGTTTGAATTTGCTAACCAACTAGTCTACTTTAGCGCGGATGAGTGTCCGTTGTAACTTACAACATCCAAAATACATGATGTGTACATCATGTATTTTTAGGCACGACTGATGATGGCAGTGGCACTAGGTGTGCCAGCCACACTTGCTACGGGTACATAACGAACTCCAGCAGGTTGAGCGGGGATGACAGTGTTGCTAGTGCAGGTTCTAGGCACAACAGTGGTAGTTCCCGTGTTAGGATTGGTGATGACAGTGCTTTCTTCAGTGACGGCAGTGGTGGAACGAGAGGTGAAGAGGATGTAAAGAGCCCAGATTAGACCAGCTAGGGCTAGAACGGCCACAATAACGTTAACTATTAGCAGAGTAATGGAAGTTCCTGTGCTAATGCCGATCACAGGAAGAGAGTATGCACGCCAAAAGTAGATGGCATTAGCGACAGCCACGATTAGTGCCGTAAGTGAGAATATAAGCAAAAATACGCTTATCCAATCCATTTTTTGAGAAGGTTTAAATTAATTGGAAACAGAAAATTTGTTAAAACCACTTAAAATAATTCCTCGCCTACTAAAATGCAAAATCCGAGATCCACTTCCCGTACTGCCAAGTCTACTCGTGCCCTCAAAACTCCCCGTGCTCGCAAGCAGGAGGTTGAGGAGCTTCTTGTTCCCTCTCAAGGCACCATCGACAAGAATGTTAAGGATGGCACCTTTTTTAGAGTTCGGGGCAAAAAGTCGGTAAAGAATAACCTTTCCATTGGTGGTGCCAAGAACAGGTTTAAGAGTGATCCTACTTTTATCTACCTGCCTGCTGGTCTTAACCTTGCAGGTAGTGAAGGAGATGTGATTGCCGTTCTTGAAAAGCTTGTTCCCGAAGGTGAGATCGATGAGGTTTTGCAACAGGCCATCACTGCTGAGAACTACAATGTTCCCGTAAGCCAAGGTGGTAAGAAGGAGATCTTTGACGCCCTGGTTAGAGACTATGGTCTCAAGCAGAGGGGTGAAGTGGAAAGGAGACAGGAAGGTATCAGTGCTAGTGGTAAGCCCATTGTAACTCTAGGCATGCTTGATTATATCATCTCCAACCTGGACACTGCTGTAGAGTCTGCTCCTTCCAAGGGAACTGCTACTCCCAAGGGTCCTTCTCGCACAAAGAGTGCCAAGTCAACCAGAACTGCTGCTCCCTCTAGCCGAGTTAAGACTCTAAGTTCCAAGATTGCCTCTCTAGCTCAAGGCAAGGTTCTTAATGTGTCCAAGATGGATGCCAATGGTGTAGGTGCCCGAGTTATTAATGTTCCTGGACCTACCTCTACCATTGTAGGTGTAGACTTGGAAGAGATTCCTATCGTCTCTTCTACTGAAGAAGGTTATGCTAACGCTCTAGATGTTCTCAGTCGCGAGACTAATCGTGATTACACTCCTCTCATTGAGGACTGGAGAGAAGCCAAGGAGAATGTAGCTCCTCGTTCTAACCGTCCCGTCTCTCTTGCCACTGCCTCTTCTAGAAGCAAGGGTAAGAAGCTAGCTTCTCCTCGTCGCACACGTACTCTTCCCAACCTGAACGAGTCTACTCCTCCCACTTCTCCTCCTGGAGTAAGAAAGCTTGCTGCTATGGCTGCCACTAGGACTTTTGGTTCACGAGTAACCTCTCCTCCCACTTCTCCTACCGCTAGACGTTCTCCTTTGGCTCAGAGAATTGTAGAAGAGGAAGCAGAGGAGCGAGCCCCTGTAAGGAGGTCTCCTTCTCCTCCGCGTAGGTCACCCTCACCTGTCCGTACCTCTCCTCTTCAGGAGACTACCAGACAACTAACTCCTCCTCGTGAAAACATCACCACTTCTCCCACTGTAGCTCGTGGTGTAGGTACGGGCAGGAAGCTCAAGCTTGGTGGACTCAAACTAGGCGGTAGAAGCATTCTCAACCCTGCTGCCGCTGCCACCGAAGAGTTCTAATCTCTATAATAAATTCTTATGCTGAAAAGTATAAGAATTTAGCTTATATACTAGTATTGCATGTCCATGATCGTATTAGCCCCCGTTCAGGTCTTAAATATATTACAACCTAGTTAAAATGCAGAAACTAGTAACCCTGTCCAAAACTATCGTTAAGGAGTTTAGAGATTACGAGTATACTTATTCTTCTACCAATCGAGCAACCTTTACCGGTCTTGAAAAACTAGAAAAGTATGTTGATGAACTAGGCGAGGATGACGAGATCTTTGTGCGCAGTTGCCAAAAGTTTTGGGATGCAAACAAGGAATACTTTGCTCCCAGCACCAGGCTAACTTGGTACAAGAACGATGTTAGACTTAATCTTTACAGTGTGCAAGGCAAGATTGTCAAGGGACCTATGCTTAACCTTTCCGATGTCTACCAGATGGCCATGTTTGTAGATAATAAGAAACCAAAGTCCTCTCTAGAAACCAAGGAAGATTCTCTAGTTAACAAGCTGCAAAGAGAGATCTTCAAGGTTCTATCCCTGCACGTAGAAGAGTTTAAAAAGTCTGTAGTTGCCGTTAACAAGGGACCTGCCGTCCCTTTCGATCTAAGCAAGGTTGGTGATCTGATTGGCAAGATTGTAGAAAGTGGTATCATTCCCGGTTCAGAGACTGCGGACAAGACAGAACTCATGAATGTAGTTAATGGTTTTATTAGCAACCCCAAGATTGGAGAAATCTTTTCTTCCGTAACTCAGATGGTAGGTTCAGAGTCTGGCATCAACGCAGACACCCTCAAGGATGTACTAAGTGGTGTAACCAAGAACTAAATATGCTATTATATATCGTCTCCTGGCGATATATAATATTACTCTGGTCTTAATCTCTGAATTAGTTCATGATCGCTTTCAAAGGTAGTCTTCAGGGTAGGATACTCTCCTGAAGAGGCCACGTTAAGGGCCAAGGTTGAGTAGTTGTTTCTACTTTTGTGTAGTAGAACGCTAGTTCTCTCTGTCTGAAAAGAGTTACCCAAGAGAGAAATACTCTTGCTATCATAGTCAAAGATAAATATATTAAGTCCTAGTCTTTCAGGGTATTTGTCTGGGTTATCACCGAAAACAGGAAAGGATGATGCGATAAACCCTCTTTGGTCCAAGGGCATATCACCAATGAATCCTGTCATGTAAGGTTTGTAAAAAGTAGCAAAGAGAGAATGTAGCAAGGAATAACCTACAGGGGCACCAATCCGAGTTAGTCCCGGATAATCAAACCAGGTTAGAGTAGAGATGTCGTTTGCTTGCAAGTTTGCTAAAGCCGTGTCCTGAGAAAAAACTCTTTTCTCTTCAGGAGAGAGAGGTCTAGTTTGCGTAAAAGTAGCACTCTCTGAAAAGACGGTTGTATTCTGCAAACGTTGCATTTATTAATTAAAAGATAATATAAATGTCTGTCAGTGAATATTTCCCGAGCAAGCCAAACTACTCTGGTCCTGGGCTCTGGTTTATTATACACACTTCTGCCAAGGAAGCAAAGACAGAGGAGAAGAAAAAGAATTTTGTCTACATCATGGATCTCATCTCTGAAAACCACCCTTGTGCTGATGAATGCAGACCACATATTAAGGCCTATCGAGAGAAACATCCCCTGAAAAACTTTTGGAATATCAAGGATGAGAATGGAGAAGAAGTGGGCTTGTTTCTCTGGACCTTCAACTTCCATAACGAGGTTAATGCCCGTATCGGTAAGAAACAACTCGACTGGCAGACTGCCTACCACATGTATGCAAACCCTGACGTCTTTACTCCATGTACTAGTTCTTGTCATGAAGAGGAAGACAAGGTAGAAGAAGACAATACCAAGATAGTTCCCACCGTCATCCCCAACAAGCCAAAGTTTGCCCGAAGGGAGAGATAAGAGAAGAAAACTTTCTTCTCTTATCTCTCCCGGAGAGAAAGATAGATAAACTACCCTCCATAACCGGAATAAATAACCTCTAGAGGTTATTTATTTTTCCCACCTTACCAGTCTCTAATCCACTCTGCAATCCTCTCTAGTCTCTCTACCTTTCCGGTGTGCCCTTTACCTCGAATCTCTTTCTCATAGATAAGAGAAAGAATGTACTTGAGAAGATCTTCCGGAGGATCTATCGACTCTGTTAGCTTCTCTACCAGGTCTACTTCCCCGTCGTTCACTAGACGATAAAACAAAGCAGGACACAGGTTAACCTCATTCTCTATCAACCAATCTAGAGAACTAGGATCATCAACCTCCAAACATATATCTTCTGGGAAGGTGTAGCCTGCCTTGAGGTATTCACTGGCCAAGTTAATAAAGCCTTGTTGCAGAGCAGACCAGGTTATATCAGGGTCTGTCTTGAAACTTTCTGGAAGTAGATTACTCTTAACAAGACAAACTAGGGTCTCCTCTTTAGGAATTCTCATGTATGCATCCTCTGTCAGAGGAAGGTTGCTCGCCAACCAAGGAATATTCTCTTCTCTACTCACAGAGTAGAGTTCTGTAAGATCATCATCGTGAGGACAATCTAGTTCAAGTAAGCAAGAAAGCATCTCCACACAACCTTTTTTCAGAGCAGTGCTAAACATCTCTTCAGTCAAGGTCCAGCCTCTCTCCGTAACCAAGAATCTTAGCATCTCTACATGAGGACTTGCGGCTAATAAATTAGTACAAACCTTGGGTCCTTGCTTGGGAAGACAGTCCACCTCCAATAAGAAATTAAACATATCCATGTTAGGTGCAAAACAGGCACTTCTAAACATAATCTTCTTAGACGACATCTTCTTTACTTTCTTTACAGGAGCCCAACGCAACACCTTTAGTCTACAGGACTGTGCAGCCTCGTGAAGAATCGCATGATAGTAAATCTTTTCTTTTCCTACTATCCAGTTTAGAACGTCTAGAGACTCCCCTTCTACTGCCCTCACCGCACATTTCCACATAGACATATCCTCGGTATAAAACCTCTCTACCAAGTGTAAATAGTTTTGTCTACAGGCTTCATAAACCAAAGAAGGACGCTCGATATAGTCATTGTCCAAGAGATAGTTTATAATATAATCGTTCTTGCCCTGAACCAAGCAAGTTGCTAGATGACAGGGAAGCAAATCCATGTTCCTTCTGATCTTGAAGAGTTCCTCATGACCTTTACAGAGGATAGTCTTCATGTTTTCTGGAGAACAAGGCAGATTGTAGTGTTGCACAAGGTTAGTATCACCAACCCAATAAACCTGTTGCACAAAGTCCTTGGGTGTAACTTTATCTATATTATTACGAAGGAAAACGCAGGTTTGTCTGAGAGGGAAGCGTGCTTGAGGCACATAGGAGAAAAGATACTCTAGGGTCTCGTTAGGTAAAAGCTCAAACAAGGACATGACTATGGGCGTGGCTAGAACATCATAACAAATAAATAACCTTGGGTTATTTATTTACATAGAAGCATGAGGACAACCTAGTTCAAGTAAACAAGAAAGCATCTCTTGTTCCAAGGCAGCGCTAAACATCTCTTCAGTCAGGGTCCATCCTCGCTCCAAAACCAAGGTTCTCATCATCTGTGTATGAACACTCTTAGCTAGGAAGGTGGAAACCTCAGGTTCTTGTTCAGGAATATAGTCTATCTCAAGTAAGAAATTAAACATGTCCATGTTGGGAGCAGAGCAAGCAGAGAGAAACATGTCTCTTGCAGGTATTTCCTTTAGTCGTTCTCGAGAAAGCCATCTTAGCACCTTTGGTTTATGGTGGTAAGTAGCTCTGTACAAGGCAACGGTGTAATAAATCTCATCCTTTGCTACTATCCAATCCAAAACATCTAACGCATCTCCATCAACAGCCTTTTGTGTACAAGCGTATAGCATGGTCTCATCACCATACATCCTCTTTGCTAATTCTAGGTGGTTCTGTGCACAAGCTTCATAGAAAAGAGCAGATCTTGTCGTATAGCCTTTGTTAAGAAGATAGTTTATAATGTACTCGTTCTTACCTTGCACGCAAGCTTGTGTGAAATGGCCGTAACCAAAATAAATCTTGTCCTCTTGTCTCTTGAAAAGTTCTTCATGACCCTTTCTCAGGATGGTTTGAAAGTTATCTGGAGAACAGGGTAGATTGTAATGCTCGGCTAAAGCACGGTCACCTGCTTCGTAGACCTGATCTCTAAACTCCTCAGAGGTGACGATAGGAATATTATCTCTAAACAACTTGCAAGTCTGCCTGAGAGGAAAGTATGATAGAGGTATGTAAGAGAAGATATACTCTAGGGTCTCGTTAGGGAGGAGCTCAAAGAAAGACATGACTGTGGCACGAGTTGCATCCTCAGATAACAAATAATTAACCTCTCGAGGTTAATTATTTTACAAGGTAACCTTTTACAAGAGGTTGCTTACCTTTACACATCTCCACCCTTAATCCACTCGGCAATCTTCTTTAGCTTTGCTATTATCCTAGTGTTGAACCTGCCATATCTAGCCTGTTCACTAATAAGACCAAAGACATAGTCAAGCAGATCAGCAGGAAAGTCTACTGGATGCTGTTCCAGTTTCTTGAGAAGAGGCAGGTCTGCATCTCTAACCAACCTGTAATAGAGCTCAGGAGAGAGGTTTATATCGTTCTCTATCAGCCAATCTAGAGAAGTAGGGTTGCTAACTCTCAGACAGACATCATCATAGAAAGTGTAACCTGTCTGCATGTACTCATGTGCTGCATCTATAAAGCCCTCTTCCAAGGCAGCCAAGGTTATGTCAGGGTTATCATCAAAACTCTCTGGAAGTAGACCATTCTTAATTAGGTGTATGATGACAGCCTCCCTCCCTCCCAAGCAAAGGTCCATTAGTATATCCTCTGTAGGAGGAAGGTTGTCTATCAACCAGAGAACATTGCTTCCACTGCTCACAGTGTAGAGAGTTTCCAAATCTTCACGAGGACAGTCCAGTTGCAAAAGACAAGAGAGCATTGTATGGCAACCTTCTTCCAAGGCAGTCTCAAACATCTCTTCACGCAGAACCCAGCCTTTACTCTTTACTAGAGTCTCTAGCATGTGTACATGCTTGCTGGCAGCCAAACGTGTGTACACACCGGGTCTCTGTCTGGGTAGATAGTTTGCTTCCAGTAGAAAGTTAAACAGGTCCATGCTATCTGCATCACAAGCACAGAGGAAGAGTTCCTTCCTGCTAACTCTAGTTAGTATCTTCTTAGGAAGCCATCTTAGCACCTGTACCTTGTGGGTGTGCATGGCATGTTGCAAGATGACGTTGTAGTAGGTTTCATCCTTCTCTACCAACCATGCGAGCACATCTAGAGCCTCTCCCGCAACCGCTTCACAAGTACACTTGTACATCTCCACCTCTTCTGTAAACATCTCCTTTACCAAGTCTAGGTAGTTCTGCTTGCAAGCCTCGTAAACCAAAGAAGAACGGGTAACATAGCCCTTGGTGAAGAGGTAGTTGATGATGTACTTGCTCCTGCCTTGCACAGCAGCGCTGAGTAGAGAGTGGTGTATGCACCTTGTGCAGTTGTTCTTTCTAACCTTGAACAACTCCTCGTGACCCTTCCTAAGGATGGTTTCAAAGTTTTCTTCAGAGCAAGGCAGCTTGTAGTGCAAGATCAACTCTACACTACCCTTCTCATAGAGTTGGTTCCTAAACTGGTAACGGTTGATGTGTGGTATGTTGTTGCGAAGGAGAGCGCAAGTTTGTCTGAGAGGGAAGCGCGACTCAGGCACAAAAGACACGATATGCTCCAACACTTCATTGGGCACGAACTCAAAGAAAGACATGATATCTTCAGGGACTTTATTGGGCAAAAGCTCAATGAAAGACATAACTATGGGCGCGGCTAAAAAATCATAACAGATAAATAACCTCATGAGGTTATTTATTCTGGAGAGTGCTTTATTCTGGAGTTAGCTCTAGTAGTTTTCTCAGAAGAGGGAGATCTTCTTCTCTGGACAAGCGATAATACAGATCAGGAGACAGATTTACTTGCCTGTCAATCAACCACTCTAGAGAAGTTTTATTCTCCACCCTCAAGCACACATCATCGCCAAAGACATAGCCTTGTTGCAAATACTCTTCGCCTGCTTGAGTAAAACCCTCTTCTAGTGCGGCAAAGGTTATCTCTGGATCATCGATAAAGCTATCTGGTAAGCAACCTTGTCTAATGAGCTGCACTAGAACGTTCTCTGGTCCTTTCATACATACATCTAGTATGCCATCTTCTGTAAGAGGAAGGTTCTTTATCAACCAAGGAATATTATCGTCCTTGACAGTCTGATACAGTGCCTGTGTCTCATCGTGAGGACAACCCAGTTCAAACAAACAAGAAAGCATCTCTGTACATCCTCGCTCCAAGGCAGCATCAAACATCTCTTCACTCAAGACCCAACCCTTGTCAAGGACAAGGGTTCTCATCATCTGTACATGTCTACTCTCTGCCAACCTGAGAGAAACCGTGATTGTCTGTCCGGTAACATAATCTACCTCCAGTAGAAAATTAAACATGTCCATGTTGGGAGCAGAGCAGGCCTTGACAAACAAATCTCTTTTACTTATCTTCTTTAGTTGTTCCCTAGGAAGCCATCTTAACACCCCCGTCCGGTGATGATGGATGGCATCATGTAGAATAAGATTGTAGTAGGTTTCATCCTTCTCTACTATCCAATCTAGAACGTCCAATGCATTGTCCTGTACAGCTTTGCATGTACTCAGACACAAGTCTATCTCTTCATCCTGTGTGGAACAAGACTGGAATAGGGTAATCTCATCTTCAGAGGACATTATGACTAGGGGCCAGGTTCTTCTGTCACCTTGAATGATAAAATAGCCCTTGGTAAAGATATGCAGGCAGAGGATGAACTATTCACTCTTGAGGAAGAAGAGACCTCTTACCCTTACCCGGTGCAGGAGGTGTTAAACTTTGAAGATCAACCAACTTGTGCTGATTGGGCTCTAGTTCCTCTCTACAAGACTACCATGCAGGGAAGAGACAGTAACTGGCAAGTGGGCTTTTGTGAAGCAGAAGCTAGGTTGTGGATTAAGCACGGTCTAGATATCTCTGAGCCCCAGGTCAAGACTAGAGAAATTAAAACAAACAACTCTGGTAGAAGTCTTCAGGAACAGGCCTTGCTTGAGGCACGCAATCGTTACCGCAAGATGTACTACAAAGGCTACTACACGGCCAAAGGAGAGGTTTGCGTTCATGAACCCATGCTGGCTAACAAGTATAATCCAGGTAAGAATGTTAAACTCTTTCCCGTGGCAGTGCAAGCAAAGTTGGATGGTGTTCGTGCCTTGATGAGCTGTTTGGGAGAAGAAGTTAGAATACTATCTCGTACTGGTAGAGAATGGCCTCACCTTGCACACATCAGAGAAGAGGTTAAGCTCTTTTTCCAATATTTACCTCCAGGTTGCGTCTTGGATGGAGAGATTTTTAGTACCGAGTTGTCCTTTGATGAACTCTCTGGTCTGATGCGTACAACCAAAGGTGATAGAAGCAAAGAAGACAAGTTAAGTTACTACATCTTTGACCTCATTGACCCCTTTGACTCTTACTTTGAGGTTCGTCACAAGATTCTCTCAGACGCCTTTACTTCTTTCGAGTTTGAGGCAAGGGGAAGAGGTTTTCTTCAACTCATGCCCGTCTTTCTTGCCGGTTCTCATGATAGTATAGTAGAAGCACATGATGAATGGGTTAGTGAAGGTATGGAAGGCTGTATGATTCGTAGACTATCCTACGTGGAGAAAGACAAGACCCTGTCTCTTTACAAACCTCGCAGGTGTAATAACCTGCTCAAGTACAAATCTTTTGACGATGAAGAGGTTACCATCGTAGAGGTAGGACAAGGTGCAGGAACAGAAGAAGGTTTAGCTGTGTTTACAGTTGAGGACAAACAAGGAAACAGGTTTGAAGTACGACCCAGAGGAGACTTTGCTCAGAGAAAGATTTGGTTTGAACAACCAGAACAGGTTCTCGGTCAAGCTTACACCATTCGCTTCTTTGGTAAAACAGCAAAGGGTATTCCTCGCTTCCCTGTAGGTGTTGGTCTTCGCAATTACGAATAAACCCTTGGGTAATATTATTTGTCCTAGACAAATAATATTAGACATCGATGATACCAAGTGTTATCACTGATGATACCAAGTGTTATCACTGATGATACCAAGTGTTATCACTGATGATACCAAGTGTTATCACTGATGATACCAAGTGTTATCACTGATGATACCAAGTGTTATCACTGATGATACCAAGTGTTATCACTGATGATACCAAGTGTTATCACTGATGATACCAAGTGTTATCACTGATGATACCAAGTGTTATCACTGATGATACCAAGTGTTATCACTGATGATACCAAGTGTTATCACTGATGATACCAAGTGTCATCACTGATACCATCCTTTTACACATCTAAAATGGAAGTTATCCCCACCAAGTTGGCAGGTAGCAGTGAACAAGACCAACCAAAATACCCTTATGTGGCCTGGTTTGTTATCTTAGCCTTTGTGTTTTGGTTGGTTTATATTACCCCTCTCTGAAGGTTATGTGGGCTTTGGGAGGTGATGGTACAAGTTCTACAGATGATACTACCTCAGGAAAGTGGTAACGCAAAGTGGTAACGCAAGTGGTAACGCAAGTGGTAACGCAAGTGGTAACGCAAGTGGTAACGCAAGTGGTAACGCAA